AATCATATTCTATGATAGTCCTTAAGATGTCAGTATCTTGTATAGGATACATCCAGCAATCTCCTAATCATATTCTATGATAGTCCTTAAGATGTCAGTATCTTGTATAGGATACATCCAGCAATCTACAAAAAGATTATATGATAGTCCTTAAGATGTCAGTATCTTGTATAGGATACATCCAGCAATCTCCTAATCATATTCTATGATAGTCTTCACGATGTCAGTATCTTGTATAGGATACATCCAGCAATCTCCAACACTTATTCAATGATGATAGTCTTCACGATATCAGTATCTTGTATAGGATACATCCAGCAATCTCCAACACTTATTCAATGATGATAGTCTTCGCGATATCAGTATCTTGTATAAGATACATCCAGCAATCTACAAAAAGATTATATGTATATATAATATTATGTGTATTAGTGTGTTATATATTATTATTTTATTTTTATTGATTATATATTCAATATATTCATCCTTGTATTTAATGCATTTAGCATATGGATAATTATTAATATATTTGATAATCATTGTTTCTCTTTTTTTATTTCTATTCATATCTATATATCTGATGCATCTAAATCGTTCCTCTTTAAAGTATTCTATATGATAATGATGTATATCATAATGTTTCTTATCTATAACTAAAAAAGTAGATATATAATATGATATAATAATAATAAATAATTTTTTAATTATCATTATATTTACATAATATAATTTATAATACTATATAACTCATATGCAAAAAAATGATATTACTTTAATTTATCTATATAAACTAAAGATGAAATTAAAAAAAACACCAGACCTTACAAAGAAAATATATAATCCTGCTACAAAGCGATATGTTAATATTGACGGGATTATTGGAAAGCGGTTAGTATTAGCGGCGGCTGCACAACCAGCACAAGCAGCACAAGCAGCACAACCAAAACCGCATTTATTCAAAGACTTACCTGACGGAGACGAGAAGAGATTTACAATTATAACCTTTCAAAATCAGTTCCGTCCTATAAAGAATGGGGGTATTAAAGTTATATTTGCGGATTTAGATCATACGCTTATTACACCTAAGGGGAAGTATGTGTTCCCTAAAACAATTGATGATTGGAAGTGGAAAAATGATGCGATTGTTCCGAAATTAAAAGCAATGTATGCTGACGGGTATGAGATTGTAATTGTATCAAATCAGAAGAAGATGTCTGGGGAAGAAGTGAAAACAAAGGCGACAATGATATATAATGACCTACTGCTTCCCTTTGTTTTCATTTCTGGTCATAGCGATTTATATTACAGAAAGCCGCAACTCGGGCTATGGGAAGTATTGCTCAAATACATATTATTGGATGCAAATAATGTCGACTATACGTCTAGCGTATTTATAGGCGATTCGGTAGCCGATTTATATTTTGCTAGAAACACTGGTATTCCCTTTATGCACACGGATATGTTTTTTACGGGAGTTCCAAATAAAGAGTTTGCAAAGATTGAAGACAAGGAACATCCTTTGGCTAAATGGGTATCAGACAAGGATGCCTCAGATATTCTAGCACCTTTACTAACATCTAAAAAATCATCAAAGAAATTTGTTATAATGGTAGGGTCTCCTGCAAGCGGTAAGTCATATTATTCGCACAAACTTGAGGCTGACGCAGGTTTCCTTCGCATTAACAAAGATGATATGAAAACTGATACTGCGATGCTTAAAGCATTTGATAAGGGATTAGAAAAGGGGCAAAATATCGTAATTGATGGAACAAACCCAACCAAAGAGCATAGATTAAAATGGATAAGCGCTGCAAGAAAAGCGTCTTATCATATTACGATTGTTTGGATGAATTTCCCGATGCCTGTTGTTGAATTCCTAGACAATTATAGGATAGCTAAGAATAAAAACCAAGAAACGCACGTCCCTGCAGTTGCGATGAGAGTATATTATAAGAAATTGGAAGAGCCAACGCAATTAGAATGCGATAAACTTATAGAAATAAAAACAATTAACAATGCTGATGCGATGTTATCTGTTTGGGTATGATTTAATAGGGGGCATACCTAGGGGTATACCCATTAAAAAGTCTATTATGTGTATTTTCTTTTATTTTGCTTAATAATGCTGTTTCTACTTCTAAAGCATTTCTTTCTTGTTCATCATATAAAAGTTTATTTTCAGCAGGAGTTCGTGCATTTATTTGCGCTGTTTCTAATGCAAGAGCCTTTTTATGTTCTTCTTGTGCTTTATAAATCCTTTCTCTATCTGCGTTTGTTTGCTTATAAGAAGGTGGTTGCGATTTCCATACATTCCTTGCATTCAATTTATCTCTTTCCTTTTTTTCTTCTTCTTCTTGTATTAGTTTTTTTATACGTTCATTATATTCAGGGGTTAATAAAACAGGTCTATAAGCATTTCCCTTATTTCGCGCAGCGCTGGCAGCATCAATTTTTCTTAAATTATTCACTGCATCTTGTCTTGCTCTGGCTAATTCTTCTGTTGATATTATCTTAGTATTAGTATTAGTATTAGTATTATGATATGGTTCGTATCTTAAGTTTTTATAGGTTTGTGTGTGTGCGCGCATTGGTATGGTACCCCCGCGCCTATATCCTGTTCTAGCATCATGATGTCTTTCATCTCGTCTATCCCATTCTGTTCGTCCTCTTGGCGGTTCTGCTGAATGACCTCTGACACCCCATTCTGTTCGTCCTCTTGGCGGTTCTACGCGATGACCTCTGTCATCTCTATGTCCTGCTGAACGACTTCTAGCATAACTCACAATCGTACCTTTATTTAAATCATCAAGGTCAATTAAACCTTTCCTCTTAATTTCATCTCCGCGAATATACTTGATATTAATTTTAGATGGAGGCGGCTGTGGCTTATATTCTATATGAGTGTTTGTTCGTTCTACAGATATTGGTCCTGAAATCGGACTTTTAATTCCTTCATTTACTATTTTTTCTTCGTGTAATATATGAAATATGTTGCTAATAATATAATGTAGGTTTTTAAAACAATTATCAAATATATTTTTCTTTTCTTTTTCATTTAATTTAATATCTAGCCCCCCCACTGGACTTGCGCCCCATTTCTTATTATTAGGTGCAAATAATGTAAAATTTTTATCTTCTGTGTTTCTTTCAGTGGTATAATACCAATCCTTGAAAATTTGTTCTCCATGTTTTGTCATTATAATTGCTACTTTTATTAAACTACCTGCAATTAAATATGTATGCGTCGAAAGTGATGGTGTGCTCGAAGGTGCTCTACTATGAGGTGAAGCTGCACCGCTTGAATGTGCGCCACTTGAATGCGCTCTACCGCGAGAAGATGCTGCACCGCTTTTAGTTTTCAATTTGAGCTTTGTTCTTATATTAAAGTTTTCAATTTTTTCATCACTTGTTATATGTATGTGTCCCGTATTAAACATTGCAATTTCATACTCTTCATTGCCTGCAATTCTTCCTTCTCTTATTTTTTTTTCAATCATATCATTTATAAAAAGAGAGAGATGTAATGGTAATTTTATCCATTTTAATTTTAAAGGGTCTATGCAAACATAAAAATTTATAATAAATCTTTTATATGGGTCTCTAAAATCAATATGAGGTCTAATATAATATTCTACATCTATTCCATCCATTTTAAAACCAACTTTATATTCTAAATTATTTATTCTTTCAAAATGTGGTTGAATTTGAGATAATTTGGTTATTTGAGATATAATATCATCAACTTTTGCATCATAACCAACTTCTAATTCATATGGATATGGGTCTGATTTATTAGGACGTAGTGCTCTTGATTTTAAAGCAGCAACATATTTTTGAGAAGTAGGTTCTCTACTTATAGGCTTATCATTATCTCTATGGACATCAATATCAAAAGCCGCACCACCTCTCTTTAATTTTTTAGACGTATAGATATAAATTTTAGCATTCTTTTTAAATGTTCTCTTAAAAAGGGCTCTGATTTTCTTGTCCTTTATATCGTTAATGTTGTTAATTATAGTTATGTTAGGTTTCTTCTCATAATTGATGTGTTTTTTAGTTTTCTTATTGTAATGCTCTTTGATAAAGGTTGATAATTTAATAAACTCTCTCTTATATTTAATATACCTCGTTTTACCGAGAGCAGTATTATTTTTATTCATTTTAAAATAAATATTTCTATTCTTCCCGCAAATATATTCAATACCTTGAGGTTTAAATGCATTCATTAGTTAATTCTATAATATTATAACATTATAAATAAAAAATAATTAAAATTATATTAAAGAATATACTAATTTATACAGATAATATAATAGATTTAGATTATTTACGCATCCTGTCGCGAATAGCAACTAGATTTAGGTCGGAAATGCGATAATATTCTTTCTTTTTATTCGACAGCACTCTTTCAACTATATATGGCAGTCGCCCCTCTTCAAGTTCTCTGAGTGCTACATCGCGAAGTTCCATATTACTACTAATCACTAGTTTTCCTCCTTCAATATTTACAAAGGGAATTGCGCCAGACGCAAGTTGTTGTGTTCGCATCCCCATAATCTTATCAAACTCATAGATAGTCATTATGGGTTTTGATATTTTATCCCCTTTATTTAGTAAATCATTGATTTTACTAACATCCTCTATATTCGCAGTTTTATATACAAGAGACATTTGTTGGTTGGTATATTGCTCCTTCAATATCTATTCTATTACTATCATTTTTTATTTTTATATCATATGATATAATGGATATAATATAGTAATCTTTTAATTTGGATTAACCTGTTTCCACGTTTTTCCACAATTCTCGCATACATATAGATACTTCATATTCTTAGAATCATACTTAATATATATGATTTGCTTATTAGCGTTCTTTTCTATACATTTCTCATCGCTACAAGATATATGCGGGTCATTAATGCGGCGCAATGTAGGGTCAAACCGCAGATATTTATTGACGTGCTGGTTATACAGCAAATCGTCTTCGCTATAAATAGTCTTCGAGATTTTAATAGCGGCTTTGTTGTTCGTTTCTACCTTTTCAAACGAACAATGCTTACAATATTTCACAAGCATATTTTTGTCATTAGACTTGACATATAGCATATTATCGCATATTTCACAGAATTCCATTTTATTATAGTTATAAGAAAATTATAAAGTTTATATAATCATTTTTTTATATTTATATCTTTCTAGTAAAATCTAATAATATCATATCCCATCTTGCATAAAAAACATTCTAATACCTTATTTTCTTTTGCCAACTGAAGCGGATAACGTTTGTGAGGGTTATTTCTTAAATATCTCTTCAATCCTCCTATAGTTCTCCTCCTTCTATCATATCTTCCAGCCGCTAAATCAAATATATTTATAAACACCTTCTTTTTCAATAATTTCCGCGCTTTATTAAGCGATGTTTGTGGTTCCAAATCAAAAATAATCAATACATCATTTAACAATTCAAGTGTTCTCAATATATTAGACACAACACGCCCTACTATATCACGTTCGTATACAATCCTGTCTATTAAATAATTTATTATATCATCATTGACTATCGCACTAATTCCTTCAAAATCTTGGTTATTTATCAATCTCAGAATATTGTTAAAGTTAATCCCTCTATTTTGTAATTCTATTTTTAATTCCCTTATATAGTAATCGTAAGAAGATAATTGCAATGATTGTGATAGCTGTTGTGGTGGCATAGTATATTATAAACTTTATACTTTATACTATTTATATAGTAAATATAGCGTTATCCCTAAGTATTATAGGGACACCTATGCTTTTTGCCTTATCTACCTTCGTGCTATTTTCATTTAAGTCGGCGACAACTAGGTAATCCGTATTTTTGCTTATAGTCGTTTTAATAAAACCACCCATTCGAATAATATATGCCTCAAGGTCTTTGTCTCTAAAACCCGTAAATACAAAGGATTTGCCAGATATATTTGGATTTATCACTGCGGCAGCAGCAGCGGTTGCGACCGCAGATATCTTAGTAGCCCCCTTGCATTTAATTCCTAAATTATCATAGAACTCATA